ACGTTATAAACAATTTTAAACAATTTATATTTATAAGTATGAGCAAAGAAAAAATAAAAAAAGTAGAACTAATTATAGATGAAGAAGCAGATAGATTTGGCGTTGAAGCAATTAGCTTAGTTGAATTTCCTGCAATTGAAGAAAACTGGGTGTTCTTTAATAAAGACCAATTCTTAACTTTAGCTAAATTAGATGAAGAACAAAAAACACTCGTAGGAGCTGTTTTAATACCTAATAAGGAAATCCCACGTTACGATCAGGAAGCAGACGAAAAGTACACAGTTTTTTTTACAGAAGATACTATAAAAAAAGCTCAGGAGTTATTTATGTCAAGTCTAAGAAACAATAGTGCTACCTATGAACATAAAGTACCAGTAGAGGGAATGACAGTTGTAGAGAGTTGGATTAAAGAAGATAAGAAAAACGATAAATCAAATACTTATGGTTTTAATAAACTTCCAATTGGAACTTGGTTTGTTAAAATGAAAGTAAATAACGATGAGATATGGAAAAGTGTAAAAGAGGGCAAAGTTAGAGGATTTAGTATAGAGGGGTTCTTTACAGATAGAGTAATTGAAGCGTCAAGACCTAAAGATATTATAGATTTAGCTGAAGAATGTACTGACTGTCCTGACGAAGTTACATTAGGAAAAATTAAAGATATTATTTTAGAAAATGAATTATCTGTAGTAGGTACGTTAGATGGCGAACCTTTATTTGCTACTAAAGAAGAAGCTAAGATATATGCAGAAATGTTTAAAGGTTGCACAGGTTTTCATACTCATAGAGTAAATGGTGTTGTAAGATATATGGCTTGTGAAACACACGAAGATAGCACTAAGGTAGAATATACAGAAAATGAATTAGGAAAGAAACGTAAAAAATATAAGAAAAAATACAAGTATGTTGAATACGCAGACTTTGTAAACAATCAGGCATTAGCTAAGTATTCTTGGGAACAATGTATAAGAGATATGGTTAAACAATACGGTAATAAAAAAGTTGCTAATAAAGTATGTTCTTCCATAAAAAACAGGACTGTAAATAGGTAGTCCTGTGAACAATTATTTAAGTTTAATATTTATAAAAAAAAAGTAACAATGACTACAATAGAAAAAATCAAAAAACTCTTATTATCAAAAGAGGAAAGCAAAGAAACTAAAATGTATGCTGAGATGATTTTAGATGATGGTAGGGTACTAGCAACAGAAGATGATCAGTTTATGATTGGTTCTGTTGTTATGGTTATTGGAGATGACGGAGAAACATCTCCTTTGGCAGCAGGTACTTATACTATGTCTGATGGATTAAAGCTAACAATTGATGAGGAATCAAAGATACTAGATATGGGCGAAGATAAAGCAGCAGAAGAAGTAGAAAATGAAGAAGAAAAAGAGGAAATGGAAGAAGAAAAAAAAGATGAAGAAATGCAAGAAATAGATGAGGAAGAATTATCTAAAGCAATATTTGATCACACACCTGATCACGTTAGTAAAGATAAAGCTAAAGAAATGGCTAAAAAAGTAAAAGAAATGGCTTATGAGAAAAAAGAAGAAATGTCAGAAGAAGTAGAGGAAGTTGAAGAAGATAAAGAAGAAGTAAAAGAAGAAGAAATGGTTGAGATGTCTAAAGATATGATTTCTTCATTAGTAGAGGAAGTTGAGGAATTAAAATCTCAAATAGTAGAACTAGAAAAAACTCCAGGATCTGAGGGATTTACTCATAACCCTGAAAATCAAACTAAATCAGTAAAAAATATTGATTTAGCTACAATGTCTGCAAGAGAACGAGCAGCATATTACATTAATAACAAATAAAATAATAAAAAATGGCAAAATTAAATGAATTAAATAAGCAATATAATTTTGATATTGCTGTAAATCCTGCAACTACATACAGCGGGGAACAAGCACTGCCTTATGTAACAGCTGCCGTAAAGTCTAATGACACAGTGGCAAAAGGTTATGTAAGAGTAATGGACGGATTAACAAGCAAAGCGGTAATTAGTAGTTTAGTAACTTCTGATCCTATTGTTGCAGCGGGTTGTGATTTTTCTGATGGTGGTACAACTACATTAGGGGAAAGAGTATTAACTGTTACTGACTTAAAAGTAAATAGAGAAGTTTGTAGAAAAACTGTATATCCTACTTGGGTTGGAAAAAATATGACACAAAATGGAGATTTACCTAATAATTTTTCTGATTTCTTAATTGAAGTTGTAGCGGGTCAAGCGTCAGCTCAAATAGAAAATGGTATTTGGGTAGGAGATTCTTCAGGAATATTTGGAGCTGGTTTTGTTTCTGATGATGGAGTATTTGACCAATTAGGTCTTAATGCTTCTGCAACAGCAGACTTTACACAAGTTACAATGAATGGTGTTGGTACTGCAACTGACGCTACTAATATAGATGACGCTTTAAAAGCAGTTTATGATACTGTTGTAGGTAGCCACCCTGGATTAGAATTTAAAGAGGGATTTGGATTCTATATGAATAACAAAATGTTTAGCTTCTATTCACAATTCTTAGCGGGTACTGCAACAGGACAAGGTATTAATATGTTAGGTCTAACATTAAATCCTGAAGGACTGTCTTACTTAGGACACCCTATCTACAGATGTCCGGGAATGCCAGATGACTGTATAGTTGCAACTTACAAAGATAATTTAGTATTTGGAACAAACTTAGGTACTGATTTGACTGAAGCACAACTTATACCAACGTATCAATATACAGGTTCTGACAATGTTAGAATTGTTATGAACTTTGGTATTGGTGTTCAAACAGCAATCGGAACTGACGGAGTTGTTGGTGTAACATTCTAAATTGAATTAAATTAGGGGAGTGAAATATCTCCCCTTTTTTTAAAAGAGTATTAATAATATAAAATAAATAAACATGGCTTGTAATTTAACACGAGGTTTATTAGTTGACTGTAAAGATCAAATAGGTGGACTGAAAAAAATCTACTTTGTAAAGTCTTATTGTTCTGACATAACGGCTAGAGCAGTATTTAATGGTACAAATCCTTTACAAATGGATAATGCAGGGTTTGAAAATTGGGATATTAAAGAAGATATAGGTAGTGGTGTAGATGGTGTTCAGGTTTTTCAATATGATCTAAGACCTAATCTATCATCTATGACTGTAAACTTTAATAGTGATCCAGCAACAGGTACTACATTCTTTGAACAAACTTTATCTATTACTCTACAAAAATTATCAGTAGCTCAAACTAATGAGCTTAAATTGATTTCTTATAATAGAAGTCAAGTATTTGTCTTAGACAATAACGATAATGTATTTTTGCTAGGTATGGATAATGGTGTAGATGTTTCAGGTGGTACTGCGGTTAGTGGCGCTGCTAAAGGAGATATGACGGGTTTCACTTTAGAACTTAGAGCAGAAGAAAAAAATCCTATGATTTGGCTTCCTGCAACGCAAGGTACATCAGATGGTTCAGGAAATGCTACAGCTAATTATCCATTTGACGGATTAGCAGATGATGATAAATTGCTTATCACAAAAGGATCATAATTAATAAATCGTTACTCAATTTAAAAGAGGGTTATCTATTTGGTAACCCTTTTTTATTAATAAAACTTTACAATTTTCTTAATTATATAAAAAAACTTTAACTAAATATACAAGTTGTGAACAATATAATGACTTTTATATTTATAATAAACTATATTATGGCTTGGAAAGTAAAAGACGAATACAAAGACTATAAACCAACAAATATGAATTTAGCTTATGGTCAATTACTACAACATCAAATAGAAAATCTAAGTGATGAGGTAAAAGATAAATATTTTACAAACGAATCTAAATCTAAAAAGAAAAAGGTAAAAACAAAAAAAGTGGAAATAGAAGATGATTTAGACTTTATAGGTGGTAACAATGGCAACTAAAATAGATTGGGTACATATAGATTGGGATATGCACAAAGAATTAGAAGAAAAACTATCTAAAGCAAAAAAAGAAGAAGAAAAAGAAAAATTACACAAAGAATATCACAATAAAATATTTTCTACTAATGGCAATGTATAATTTAGAATTTACGGGTAGTATGCCGCCAACTGTATTAGGTGGTACTATAACTTTTTTTGAAGATTTAAATAGTTTAGTAGATATACCAAATACAAAATATATTATAGCTTTGTGTAGGTCAAGAAAAACTAATATTACTAGGTGTGTAACGGCGTACCCTAGCGGTGGTAGTCAAGATATAGACAATCCCGTTTATTTAAGTAACAATAGATATTGGAGATTTGGAATTACTTTTTTATTTGCTAAAGAAAGTATAAGAAACACTTTTGACAATACTGTAAATAGAAAACTTAGTTTAGTGTGTATGCCTACTGACGATACTATGGACATAGATTTATATTATCATTCTTTAAATAGTTATTTATTTAGTTCAGCCGATCCAGCACAAGAAGTTTTAACAAAAATAGAGGGAACTAATATAGTAGTAAATTTAAAGTGTAATGAAGATTATACACAAAAAGGTGATTTTCCTGTATCTTTTTTTACAGAATATAAAGATAATGACGTTGTTCCTATAATACCTAGTACAGATACAGGGCAACCCGCAGCAAATCAAGAAGAATTGAATGCACAATATGGAACACAAATATACGAAGTGTAAAATGAAGAAAAAAGACAATATATCAGTAATACATTTAG